TACAACGCTAACCGCATTCTGAAGTCTGTATTCCAATCAGGTACTGCAAATAACGATATCAACGTTCTGAAGGCAACTAATGCCATCCCAGAAGGTATCGTAATGAACCATTACCTAACAAGCCCACACGCTTGGTTCCTCCGCACTAACGTTCAAAATGGTCTTAAGTACTATGAGCGTGTTGGTATCATGTTCGACCAGGACAATGATTTTGACACAATGAACGCTAAGGCTAAAGGTTACGAGCGTTACAGCTTTGGTTGGTCTGACCCACGTGCCATCTATGGCGTGAATGGTCCTTGACGGTAAGTAGTTGATTCTTAAGGGATTATGGATAAAAAGGCTAAAGCTGCTGCTTATCAAAAGCAATACCGCTTAAAACATCCTGACAGAGTACGAAGTACTGATTTAAAGAAAAGCTTTGGCATTACTTTAGAACAATACAACGAAATGTTAGAAAAGCAAAACGGTGTTTGTATGATATGCAAAAACTTTGAAACAGTCATAGATAACAGAACGAAACAACCTAGAAATCTGGCAGTAGACCATTGCCATACTACTAAGAAAGTTCGTGGTTTGTTGTGTATGGGGTGTAATCAAGGTTTAGGTAACTTTAGAGATAATCCTAAATTCCTTGCAGAAGCAATCAACTATCTACTTAATTAACTCTTTACATTTGAGTTAATTTGTGATATAATAGGAAGGTTAGGAATTCACAAGATTCCTTTCCTTTCCTTCTAAAGGACAAATCATGGAAAAAAGAATCATCGAAACCTTTCCAGCAGGCGTAGCTAAGAATAAGCCAAGCAATATGGCAACTCCAAAAAGCAATGCTAAAAAAGGTTTAGGCAACACCCAAGCAGTAGAAAACAAAGGCGGTCAAGATTCAGGCGTTAAAAAGAAACGTCTACATGCAGTAGAATCATTGTCGTATCCTAAGTAATACTTACTAATCCTAAACGTCTTAAATGACGTGAACCCATCACTTTTAGGAGATTTAAATGGGCACACCAACAAGATTTACATACGGTATTGCCACCGTTGCTAAAGGCAAACCACTTTCAAGTTATCCGCTTCCAGACCCTTTCAATAGCACAAGCGACCCTGGTTATGGCGTAGCTTCTTATTCTAACGATTTCATGTCTGTTAATGCTGAAGACTTTACCATTTCTGGTTCAGGCTCTACTTTAATTGAAGCTTCTGGTTTAGGCGGATTAGCTGTTTTACTACCAGGCGGAACTACCACAGCAAGTTCAGCATTTAAAACAGGTACATCATTTGGCTTTGTTGCTGGTCAAAAACTATGGTACACAACTCGCCTTGAAGTTAGTGCAACTACTGGTACTTTCTTAGCTGGTCTAGCTTCTGCTGGTACTTCTGCTACTGATGGTTTATGGTTTGTAACTTCTGGTACTTCAGTTAACTTAGTATCACGTGTAGGTTCTACATCTACTACTTTGATTACTGGTGTAGCTACTATAGCTGCTCAAACCTTTATTCAACTCGGTTTCCACTATGACAATACTGATTTAGTAGTGTATGTAAACGGTAATTTAGTTGCTCGTATTACTTCACCAACTATCGGTTCTTCTGGTACTACTTTAACTAGTGCTTTGTTGTCTCCAATTTTTTCGGATACACCAACAGTTCTAGAAACAATGACCATTGACTACGTATTGGCTGCTGTCGAAGTTTCACGTTAATAGGGAGTAGCAAATGACTACTACTATTCAAACTCCTATTCAGATTCTTGTTGATGGGCCTCGTCACGTTGTAATTAAATACGAAGGTACTTTAACAGCTACTGATGCAGGTGTTTACACTATTGTTAACCCTGCTAACTTAAGTGATTTTGATATTAACGGTGTTAAAGCTAATCGTTTACGTGTTAATAAAATCAACTACGACGTAGAAGACTTATTAACTGTAAACATTCTTTGGAAAGGTGCTTCTGCTAATACTGTATTCTGGAACTTTGCAGGACGTGGTAAAGTAGAAGCTCAGCACTATGGCGGTATTATTAATAATGCTGTCAATCCTACAGGTGAGATTTTAGCGACCTTTGATTACGAAGGCACAGGTCAAACCTTGACATTTACAATCGTTCTTGAGTTGGTTAAACAACATACATAATGAATACTAATCTAGATGCTAAGGAAATCCAACTAATTGCCACCATCACTCGTGCTGACGGCACTGTGGAGGAACTTGGCGTTATAGATTATTATCATGCTAACCCACTTAAAAGAATCATTTGGAGAATTAAAAAATGGCTACACTCTTAGTTAATACTGGGAAAGCCATCGTAACCAACTACCTTAATGGTGGTGCGGCTACTCAACCTAAATACATTGGTTGGGGTACAGGTGCAGGTACGACGGCAGCAACAGATACAACTTTGTTTACAGAAGTATTGCCACGTGTTTCAGGCACTACTTCACAAGTAACAACAAGTACGACAAACGACACATTCCAAGTTGTAGGTACACAGACTGCTGGCACAAGTGAGACAATCACCAATGCTGGTTTGTTTGATGCTTCTACTTCTGGTAACTTGTTTGTAAAAGGTGACTTTAGTGGCATCCCATTGAACAATGGCGATTCCATCCAATTTACTTTTAAAGTACAATTTAGTTAATGGCAATTAATGGTTCTAGTATAGATAGAGTAGCAATTAATGACGGAGATAATATCACATTAACTCCCTCGTTAAGTGTTACTTCTACGAGTACTAGTTCCATTTCTAAGTTTTTAAATATATCTAAAATTATTTTATTAGCTGTAATTTCTACAGCTAGTATATCTAAAGTTTTAAATCTTCTTAGAACTTTATCAGTTAGTGTTTCAAATGCAGTAAGTATTGCTTACAAGCTTACAATATTAAAAGCATTGAGTGTAACCTCAACAAGCACTGTAAGTATTAGAAGAGCAATCAGTAAATTAATGACTACTATTGTGGACAATGTCCTAGTAGTTATAACAGAATCAGCAATGCACTTAGTTGCGTTTACTATTAACGTAACATCAACAGCAACCTTAAGTAGATTGTTGTCTTTATCTAAAACCCTTAGTTATGCTGTAACAAGTACAGCTACTTTGATTAAAGCTATACCTAAGAGTTTAAGCGTAGCAGTAACTAGCACTATTAATATTGTTAGGCAGTTATCTAAGTTTATAACTGCAACAGTTAGCTCTACAGCTAGTATAACTAAACTAATTAATAAGCTTATTTTAGTACTGTCTACTAGTGCTGCAACAATATCTAGAATACTTAGTTTATTTAAAACATTGTCGTACAATGTTACTAGCACAGTAAGTATCAAAAAAGCTATTGCTAAGATAATGGCTTTAGTAGTTACTAGCACAGCCACAATAGCTCGTTATTCAAGTAAGACATTAACAGCTACAGTCACTAGCACGGCTACAATAGCTCGTTTAATAGGTAAGTTGTTAGTATCGGCAGTAGAGACTGTAATTGTTGTTATTACTGAAATAGCTAACCACTTGGTTGCTTTATCAGTCAATGTAACCAGCACAGCTCGTATTAACTTTGGTCGTTTTAAGACTTTATTAGCTACAGTATCAAATACAGCTTCAATTAAAAACAGTGTACTTAAAATATTAACTGCCTTAGTAACCACAACAATTACTATACCTAGGGCAATAGCTAAAATAATAACTTATGCAGTAACTACGATTGTTACAATAATCCGTAGAATTACTACAAGTGTAATATTAGCTTTAGGTGTTAATAATGTTGTTAGTTTAAAAAGATTGCCCAATAAACTATTAGCTGCTACAGTAACCACTACAGTTAAGATTAATAAGTTTATTGAAAAAGTACTTACAGTAATAAGCTATGCAATAGTTAGTCTTTACCCTGGTATTGTACAGAAGTTTGGAGCAGTAGCTAAGTATACTTTTATTGTTGGGCCTAAACAGCTTACAGCAGTTATAGTTAAGGACAGAGATATTTTAGTCAAAAAGGCTGAAAAAACCTTGTCTTTTGTTAAAAATCGTGTTATAATGTTATATCGGAAACTTTAATGGCTGAGTCATTTTCCTACAAGATTACCACCGAAAGTGAGTTATTCACTTTTGACTTTACGCAGGTTTTAGCTGCTGGTGAAACTATCCTAACAGCAACTTGTGCTATTGTTGTTATGAACGGTGTAGACCCTAACCCATCTAATCTTCTTTTAGGTGCGGCAGTCATTGTTAATAAGACAGCGTCTCAAAGGGTTATTGGTGGACTAGCTGAAGTAACTTATCGCCTTGAGATGACGATTACTACTTCTTTGACTAACACCTATGTGGGTGTTGGTGATTTAACTGTTTACGACGCTACACAAGTATGAGCTATTTTAGTCGCTATGACAGAGGTGATTGGGCAGTACTCTGCGATGCTTGCGGAAGGAAAATGCGAGCAAGCGATTTACGCCAGAGATGGGATGGACTGAAAGTTTGTCCTGCCGATTGGGAGCCGAGACAGCCACAGGACTTTGTACGAGGCGTAGCAGACTATCAAGCACCTCCTTGGACAAGACCAGAGCCTCAAAATCAATACATTACCATTTATAGTTCTAATAGATTAGTAGACGGTTTTGTTATAAACACTATTACAGTAGGATAATTAAATGCCAATTCCATTATTTACTAACAACGCTGCTACAGCCCTTGCTGTGGCTATTACGCCTACTGATACCGTATTACAAGTAGTAGCAGGTACAGGACAACAGTTCCCTTCACCTACTGGCGGTAACTACTTCATGTTGACGTTGATTCAAATCAACAACCCTGAAGTAGGTGAGATTGTTAAATGTACTTATAGAAACGGTGATTTCTTAACTGTAGAACGTGGTCAAGAAAATACTCAACCACAAATCTTTAACATCAGCGATAACGTACAATTACGTATTACAGCTCAAAGTTTAAATTTATTTGCTGCTGGTGGCGGTGGAGGCGGTGGTGCTGCTGCAACTCAAGAAGTTTCTTTTATAGCTACTCAAGGTCAAACAGTATTTACAATACCATTTACTTACCTTCCTGACCAAAACAATTTAGCAGTATTTGTTAACGGTAGCAAACAAGTTGTTGATACTAACTATTCAGAGTCTTCAAGCACTTCTATTACTTTCTTTACTGGTTTAAATGCTGGTGACATAGTTGAAGTTGTTTATGGTCTTCCTGTAGCTTCAGGACAACTCAACGCTAGTAATATTTATTATGAAGAGCCAGGAACAGGTTCTATCCAAAGAACTGTCCAAGATAAAATTAGTGAACTTCCTAGTGCTGCTGATTTTGCTACAACTGCTGAGTTTAATACTTATGCTAATTCATTAACTCATCCTATTAACTTTGCGATTGAACCACAAAACACAGTTCGTACTTTAACATCTAAACTTCAAGAATCAGTTTCTGTATTGGATTTTGGTGCTGTTGCTGACGGTTCTGGAATTTCTGGAACAGACAATACAGCAGCATTTCAAAACGCTTTAAATAGTGGCGCATTAAAAATTACAGTTCCTTCAGGCTCATATTTAATTGATACTATAGTAATACCATCTAATGTAACGCTAGATTTAACTGGTGCTACATTATTAATGAAGCCTCACACTACCTCGCATAATCCGATGATTAGAATGGGTACTGCATCTTCTGCCATTACAAATTCTACAATTATTGGCGGAACATTAAACGGAAACAAATCTTCACAAACATATTCAGGTGAAGAATTCTCTCCAGGCGTAATGCTTTGGGGTTCTAGTTTCTGTAAAATAATTGGAACAAGTATTACAAATTGTGCTGGCGATGGAATTACTATTGGATACGATACTGGTAGAGTAGTTGGCTCCGACCATAATACTATTAAAGATTGTTACATTTATAACAATTTAAGTGGTAGACAGGCTATAGCAATTTCCTATGGTTCTGAAAATTCAATTATTAATAATAAAATTAACGGCAACATTGATTTAGAAGCTGATACTTTAGTTGGTGAAGTAAAAAACAATTTAATTGATGGAAATACTGGTGAAGTGAGTTCTGCATTTACATCAACATCTAATGCTGTTCCAAGAACAAGTAATTTATCTATTTCTTTATCTACATTAAATACAAATCCAGGGACTACTCAAGGAAATATAGTAACTAATAATATATGTTATTTGATTACTGCTGGTGTTTCAGACTCTACAATTATTTCTAATAATCAAATTATTGGCTCAACTACAGGGGCTACTTATTTGCAATTATTAGATTTATTTGGAGCAAATAACACTGTTGTTTCAAATAATATATTTATTCAAAATTATATGCTTCCTACAACATCTTTAACTTCTATTATTAGAACTAGAGGATGTGATAATCTAACCGTAACAGGAAACACCTGCCCAGATTTAAATGGAATTGTATTTCATAATTTTGTAGCGTCAACAGCTATTGCTAGTAATGTGGTTGCAACAAGCTCTGCTGGCTACATATTAATGCAGTGCAAAAATATTAGTAATCCAAGCAATTTAACAGATGCTCCTTCTACAGGAACACCTATTCAATTTACTACAACTGGAACATTGCCAACTGGTTTAACTGCTGGACAAACATATTATGCTTATTTAGCCAATCCAAATACAGAAGCATTTTATATAGCAACTTCACTTGCGTATGCTTTAAATGGCACTGGCCCTTACGTTGCTTATACAAATGCGGGAACTGGTACTCATACGCTTCAATATGTAGCGCAGCCCAATAGTCATACATTTAAAGATAACACAATTCCTTCAACCGCTACTTATAGAAATGGTGCTTTAAATCCTTCTGAATGGGCAAGATTTCAAATTAATCAAATAAGTGGTGGAACTTTATCTGCTGTTCAAATTGCTGGAGTTCCTACCAATATAAATGTTTCAAGAAGTGGAACTGCTCTTTTGGTAAGTCCTGTTGATAGTAATGAAATTTATCAGTTATTGCCACAATGTAATGCTACAACAGCAAACACACAAACAATGACTCAAAACTTAAATTACACAGTATCTTATTCTGGAAATAATGCTTTATTCCAGGTTTATACGTTAACTCCTTCTGCAGGGGCAGTTTCATTGTCAGCATTTAGTTTTGCTTCTGCTGGCGGTTCAGGAACATTCTTTATGGATATTTGGTACTAATATGGCAAATATGCTCTTCGCAAACAATGCTAACACTACGTTAGCTTCTAGTTTAACTACTGGAGCTACGTCTATGAGTGTTACATCTGCGACAGGCTTTCCATCACCTACTGGAGTTCAATACTTTTATTGCACATTAGCTGATGCTGCAACACAAACAACTATTGAAATTGTTAAAGTCACTTCAGTATCAGGAACTACGTTTGCTATCACTAGAGCGCAAGATGGAACATCTGCCACAGCATTTGCTGCAGGTGCAGTAGTATCTCTTCGCTTGGTTCGTGCAAGTCTTAATGACTTTCCAAAGCTGGATGAAACAAATACATTTAATGCTGACCAGGCCATTAGCGGCCAATTAACTTCTTCTGCTGGTTTAGCAACTACAGGAACATTTACTGCTACTGCTCCTAGTGATGGTCTAGTAATGGACTATGCAACTGGCTTTGGTCGTTTTAGTGCTTTTGCTGGAGATGGTTTCCAATGGTATAACGCTGGTATTGCTAATACTAAATTGATGCAATTGTCTTCAAGTGGCGTAATTACAACAGCTACTTGGAATGGAACTACTGTTGGTGTTGCTTATGGCGGCACAGGATTAACCACTCTTACCGCAGGTTATATTCCTTATGGCAACGGAACAAGTGCATTTAATTCCAGTTCAAATTTGCAGTTTGATGGTACAAATTTAGGTATTGGTGCAGCACCTTCAGGTTCTTACAAATTACAAGTTACCAATAGTACTGTATATGTTGGGATTACTTCAGATGGTTCAAACGGAATTGCAGAATCAAATGGTGCTTTCTTTTTAAGAACAACAACAGCAAATCCTTTAGTTTTTGGTACGGGTGTTGGTGCAACAGAACGTGCTCGTATTGACTCTAGCGGTAACTTGCTAGTTGGGACTACAAGTAAACCTAGTGGCGGAAGTGGAAGAATTACATCTTATATTGGTTCTGCATCTGATAATTGTTTTGGTGGTACATATTCGGGAGCAGGTGGAGCAGGTGTTGGTATAGATTTAAATTATGCAAATACTACAGGAACTGGATATCAACTATATTTTAGATATAATAATACTGGTGTTGGCAGCATAACCTCTACATCTTCATCTACTTCGTACACCACTTCTTCGGACTATCGCTTAAAAGAAAATGTATCGCCAATGATAGGTGCATTAGATACTGTTGCTCAGTTAAAACCAGTTACATACGATTGGATTTCTGATAAATCTAAGGGCCAAGGATTTATTGCTCATGAACTTCAAGCCGTTGTGCCTGATTGCGTAACTGGCGAAAAAGATGCAGTAGATTCTAAAGGAAATCCAGTTTATCAAGGTATTGACACTTCATTCTTAGTAGCTACATTAACAGCAGCAATTCAAGAGCTAAACAATAAATTTGATGCTTATGTTGCATCGCATCCTTAAAGGTAATATATGACTACATTAATTCCAAAATATGACCAAGGCTCTACAGGTGCAATTAATAGAGCTATTAATTTCAAACTTTCTGAAACAGTAAGTGCTAAAGATTTTGGTGCTGTAGGTAATGGCGTTGCCGATGATACTGCTGCTATTACTGCAATGTTTACAGCATTTATTGGGACAAGTGTAGAGTTTGATGGTCTTGGTTTAACTTACAAAATCACATCAACAATTTCTAAAACATTGTCAAGCAACGTGCATTGGCGGCTTAAAGATTTTAATTTTACATCTGCAACCATAACAGAGCCAAGCACAGAAACTGGTGTTTTGAACTTTACTGGTGATGAAGTTATTACTGGCCCATCGGTCACATGGACAGGGACGAATCAAATCGACATTGAAAACTGTTCCTTTATTGATTCAAGGTCAGCATTAGGAACTCTTGATGGTTTAATCATTAACAACTTCCATCGTATAGCTTTGACAGGTGTAACTGCTACTGGGTATAGCAATACAGGCGTTTTGGTTGAAAGCTCAAACAATATTTACGTTGTCAATTGCAATATGTCTAGCAATTTATACGCTGGCTATCGTGAAGGCAGCAATCAAACTGTGTTTATTTCTGGCGGCAACTATTCTTACAATGGAATAAGTGCGCCTACTTATGGTTATGGTTTGGCTACTTCTGCTGGTGATGGTGTAAACAATACCAACTACATCAACATCCAAGGCGTTACAGCAAACTTTAATCTACGCAAAGGAATTGATTTTCATGCAGGTTCTGACATAACCATCATGGGTTGTACTGTGATTGGTTATGGTGAGTCAGGTATTTATGCCGTTGCAGAAAGTGGTGGCAAAAATGTTTACAACGTAACCGTCATTGGAAATTATGTTTACGGATATAGCAACTCTTTGGGCAATTCAAATTGCATTGAAATTGGTAGCTATGGTACTGGCGCACCAGTAACAGGTGATTTTATTATTTCAAATAACAGGTTGCAATCAAGTCAAGTTGCAAACAGCAGTGCAATTCTTTGCAGCATAGCAACAAGCACTTATGCACCAAATTCAATAAATATAAATAACAACACCATTCAAAATGGTAGCTCATCTAATGCGCCAATTATTTATATTGACCAAACAGCGTCTTTGTTAATTAATGAAATTAAAATTAACGATAACATACTTCATTCAAACGCAACGACTTACGCTATTAGTGCATACAACGTAGCAAATTCAATTAAAATTGATGGCAATCAAATTTTAGTTAATTCTGGAACTGTAACTCAAGGCGTTTATTTTAGAGATAATTCTAGCGTTATTGTTTCTGTTGATAACAATCAATTCCTTGGCTCTGCTACTTATGGAACTGGAACAAGCATTTTTGAGGATTACATTTCTCAAATTTCAACAACAGGTGGCGCAGCTAGAAACAATCGAATTGTTGGTAGTATGTTAAAAGATGTTTATCCAAATGGAATATCTCAATCGTTTAACACAACTTATCCAACTTCTACATCTACCTTTAATCGTCAAGGTAGCATTGTTTACAATTCAAGCTCGGCAACTGGCTCACCTAAAGGTTGGCAATGCACAGTATCTGGTTCACCTGGAACTTGGGTTTCAATGGGAAATTTATAATATGAAAACATTTACATTAGAAGATAAAGAAGCAGAATTTATTTTGCAAGTCATTGGACAATTACCTACACAGTCAGGTGCTTTTCCATTGTTTCAAAAGCTACAACAGCAGTATGCTTTAATTACTGAAGAACCTACTCAACCACAAGAATAACTATGTCCGACCAACTAGAAACCAGAGTAGTACGCCTTGAAGTGTACTCAAAGAACCACGCTGAAGATATTAGAGAATTGCGTGAAAGTCATCTTGATATGAAAAAAGCTATGACTTCTATTGAAAAGAACTTATCACAAATTAAGTATATAGCTATTGGTGCTTTGGCTGTAGTGGTCGCTCAATCTATCGGCTTAGATAAAGCCATTCGTATGATTTTAGGAAGCTAATATGTCATCTACTTTTAGTGTTACAAGAGACCAAATTATTCAACTAGCGTTGCGTAAGTTGGGTGTTTTAGAACTTGGTTCTACTCCTGATTCAGAAACAGTAGCGAATGCTTCTTTGGCTTTGAATTTGTTTGTTAAGCAAATGCAGACTGAGGGCTTAAAGCTATGGACAGTCAACCAGTTAGTCTTACCTTTAGTTAACGGACAGACTCAGTACTCTATTGGACCTATCTCACAGAATCCTAGTGTAGACTTAGATACTGACAAGCCTTTAAAAGTGATTCAGGCTTGGTTACGTCAAACTACTGTAACTCCTCCTGTAGATACTCCTGTACAGCTTCTTAGCCAACAAGAGTACATGACTTTAGGTTCTAAGTTTAGCACTGGTGTTGCTAACTCTATCTATTATGAAATTCGTCAGAATACAGGTAACATGTATGTTTACTTGACTCCTGACTACAATGCTGCCTATCAGTATGACTTATACTTCATGGCTCAGCAGCCTATTCAAGATGTAAACTATGGTTCTTCTGTTCCTAACTTTCCTGTAGAGTGGATGAACACTTTGGTATGGAATTTAGCTGACCAGTTAGCTATCGAGTACTCTTTGCCTGCAGGCCATCGTCAAGAGATTGCAGCAAGAGCTAAAACATATCGTGAACAGTTAACAGACTGGGACGTAGAGTCAGTATCCACATTCTTCCAAGCCGACCTTCGCATGGCTAACTTGACTTTTGGACAACCAAACTAATATGGCTATTCAAAGAATACCTTTATCTCAGCCTATTGAAACACGTGATGGTTTGTTAAACACAGACTCTAAATGTGTCAATGGTTACTTTGAAACACGCAATCAAATGCGTGAGTTTATTAAACGACCTGGTTTAGCTATTCAGACTGTATCTCCTTCTATTCCTTCAGCTCAAGGTCAAGGTATTTATTTATTTAAAGGCATGTTGTACGCTGTTGTCAATAATGTTTTATACAAGATTGACCCAACTACTTATGCTTCAACTGTAGTTGATACTATTACAGGTGATATATTACAATGTTATTTTACACAAACATTAGATAATGGTTATTTATTTTTTCATAATCAAACTAATGGTTATATAGTCAATGGAACTACAGGTGCTTTTAGTCAAGTTAAAAATGACAATATAGCCGTAACTACTATTTTAACAGGTGGTACAGGGTATACAGCTCCTACAGTAACTTTTTCAGCTCCTTCAGGAGGAGGTACTACAGCAACAGGTACTGTTCAATTTGCAAGCGGTATTGTAACTGGAATTACTATTACTAATGGCGGTTCAGGCTATACATCTTCAGATACATTAGTTGTTACTATTAACGACCCAACAGGTATGGGAGCAACGGCTTCTGCCCTTTTGAATTCTTTCCCTACAGGTCCTTTTACACCTGGTATTGTTTTTTTAGATTCTTATATTGTTATAGGAACAGTAGCAGGCAGGTTGTACAACTGTGAGTTAAATAATCCTAATCTTTGGAATGCTTTAAATTATGTCACAGCCGAGTCAGAGCCAGATAACCTTACAGGGATTGCTAAGCATTTAAACTATATCTTAGGTCTAGGACAATGGTCTACAGACTTCTTTTATGACAATGGTAACTATCCAGGGTCTCCTTTATCTTCTGCCCCTTCTTATAAGTTTGAAGTAGGCTGTGCTAACGGTAACTCTATTGTGAGCTTTGAGAACACAGTGCTATTTGTAGGTATCTCTAAGACCACAGGTACTGGTGTTTATGGTATTGACGGGGTAGCCCCTGTTAAGCTTTCTACTGTCTTTATTGACCGTATTTTGAACAATAGCAACATGCAGGACGTTACTGCCTATACATTTAGATTTAACGGACATCCTTTTTATGTCTTGACATTACATGATTTAAATGTTACAATAGTATACGACGTATCTGAAAAAATGTGGTATCAATGGACCATGTGGGCTGTTGGTGATGCTAGTTCAGGTATTCCTGGTATATATGCAGAACAGTACTTCCGTCCTAGTTATTTTACAGGTGACGGTTTAACTTATTATCTTTTAGATGATGATAACGGTACTCTATACACTTTATCAGATTTGTTTTACAATGATGCAGGTGCTCCAATTTATTATCGTTGTGTTACAGACCTAGTTGATAATGGAACTACTAAGCGTAAGTTTTATAATCGAGTTGAGATTGTGGGAGATAAAGTCCCAGCTACAATGAATATTCGTCACACTGATGATGATTATAAATCGTGGTCTCCATATCGTACTGTGAACCTTAATGCGTCTCGTTCTCAGATTTATCAAACAGGACAAGCACGACGCAGAGCTTGGGAATTTCTTTGCACAGAAAATCAGCCATTACGTTTAGATGCTGCTGAAGTAGATTTTGAAATTGGAGAATTAGAGGGTGGCGGTATGGCTCCCACAAATTATCGGAGATAAAAATGAATCAGCAGTTACCTACAGAAATCTTAGAAAATAAGATTGATAACTTAACAAAGGAACTGCTAAAACAAGAACAAGCTGATTGTCCTGTTGTTCATCACTTTGGTCCTGGTTTATATATTAGAGAAGTAACTTATGGTCCTGGCACTTTAGTTGTAGGACACTTTCATAAGCATCCTCACCTTTGTGTAATGTTAACAGGTAAGATGATATTTGTAGCACCTGATGGAAACAAAGTTGAAATCAGTGCTCCTAAGTCTTTTATAGCTTCAGCAGGACGTAAAGTAGCTTATGTTTTAGAAGAGATGACTTTTCAAAACATTTATGCTACAGAAGAAACAGATGTTGCTAAATTAGAAAAAATGTTATTTGAAGATAATGAATTTCTTGAAGAACATCTTAAAGAACAAGATAAATTATTAACTTACGATTACTCAGCAGATGTTCAGGACTTTGAAAAAGCAATGGCAGAGTATAAGTTAAATTTAAATCTTGTTCGGCAAATATCAGAATATGAAGGAGACCAGATACCTTTTCCACAAGGAAGCTACAAAGCAATGGTGTCTGATTCCAAGATTGAAGGTAAAGGTTTGTTTGCTACAGGAAACATCCAAGCTGGCGAAGTTATTGCTCCAGCTAGGTTAGGAGATAAAAGAACTCCTGCTGGTAGATATACAAACCATTCCAAGAATCCAAATGCAGTTTTTGTTTTACGAGATAATGAAGATATTGACTTGGTAGCCTCTAAACCAATATCAGGAATGCGTGGAGGCTTATTAGGTGAAGAAATTACCATTGATTATAGACAGGCTCTAAGCCTTTATAAGGAAACAACATTATGTCAGCTTCAGTTGCAGCTTCAGTAGTAGGCTTAACAGTAGGTGTAAACGCTCTCACAGGAAACCCTTTAGGTTTAGGCGGTGGTGGAGGTGGTAGCACTAGCTCAGGTACTTATGACCCTTATGGTCAGTATCGTGGTCAAGCTGCTACCCAATTAAACGATTTAATGAATAACCCTTCATTGGCTATGTCACAGCCTGGTTACCAGCAACAACTACAAGCAGGTTTACAACAGTCCCAACGAGGTGCTGCCGCTACTGGTATGCTCCAGTCTGGTGCTGAAGCTAATGCGTTGCAGTCTCAAGGACAAAACACTTTTGCTTCTTACTACAACTCACAACTTGCTAATTTAATGCAGCTTTCTGGTGCTTCACAGTCTCCTGCTGCTGCAGGTCTTGCACAACAACAAGCCGCTAGTGCTGCTCAAAATCGTATGCTACAAGGAACAGGTACAGCATTGAGTGGTTTAAGTACTCTTGGTGGTTTATTTGGTGGTTCTGCTTCACAAAACTTTGGATACTCAGGAATGGGTTCTGGAATGACTGGAGGATACACAGGATTATCTTATGACCCAACAGGTACTGTAGCCAGCCCTGCTGCTGCCCCTGCTGCTGCTACGTGGAATCAAGCATTTGGCGGTACTGGCGGAATGGGAGACTAAGATGGCAGATTACTTAGATGTTGCTAAGATTGTAGGCGAAGGCTATAAAACAGGTACAGGCATATCTGAAGATATTGCTTCTAAAGATATTCTTAGTAAGATGTATGCAGGTCAAACACCTGAAGATATTAAAGACCCTGTTAAGCAAGCCGCTACACTTAACCAAGCTGCTGGTATGCTACAAAGCAAAGGATTATCCTCTGCTGCTTATAAGCTACAAAAGCAAGCTGGAGATTTATCTACAGACGTAAACAAGCAACAGCTTGATACTATAAAAGTTAAACAAGGTGAATTAGAATACGCTGGTCAATTACTGCAAAGTGCTGGTGATGACAGTCAGTTACAAAATGTAATTAACGAAACTGTTAAAGACCCTGCTGCTCGTATGTCTGTAGAATCTATAATGCGTAATCCTAATATGGATTTTGCTGCTAAGAAAAAAGCATTAATAGATATGACAATGACTGCTGACCAGCATTTAAGAGCACAGGCATTAGCTATTTCTACTGACAATCGTCAAGACTTGATGGACACAAGAGATTTACGAGTTGAACTAAGCCGTATTGAAGCTAAAGCTAAAAATGGTCTACCTTTAACTGCAGAAGAAAAGCTAACTAGAGAAACTGGTGTTCTTCCTAAGTATCAAAAGAAAGCAGGAGCTGCTGCTGCAGGTGCTGCCGAAGGTACAGGTGATTTCTTGTCTTCTCGTGCAAGCGTTGAATCTGGTGGTTTTAAAGGTGATGCTGCTTATAGTGCTGAAAGTAAAACATCCTCTGCTGTTGGTAAGTATGGTATCACTAAAGGTACATACGATAAGATTCGTGAAGAAGACCCTTCATTGCCTGAGTTTTCTAAACTTAAAGGCAATAAAGATGCTCAAGAAAAAGCTGCCAAAATTCTTGAAGGTCAAATTACTAAAGAAATCTCTGCTGCTGGTTTACAGCCTACTAATGCCAATAAAGATTTATGGTGGAGATTTGGGGATACCGATGCTAAGAAGTTAGCTAAAGCTGACCCTGATACTCCTGTTAAAGATGTATTAAGTGAAAAAGTAATTGCTGCTAACCCTGACCTACAAGGTAAAGTTACTGTTGGTGAAGCAATTCAAAAGAACTTATCTGGTGGCGGTAAAGTTGCTGATGTATCTTACGAGACTGCTAAAGCTAATAAAAGAGCCGAAGTTGCTCAGATGTATGAAGATGTTTCTATTCCTATTCAAAAGCAGATTGGTGATATTGCTGAAGTAGGAAAAGAGTTTGCTATTCCTCCTAACAAATTAGTTGGGCAAGGAACAGCAGCTAAAAAAGTTATTTCAGGTTCTTATGATGTTCTTGGACAAACTGAAAAAGTAGCTAATTTAATTACTAAAAATCCTAGTGCTGTTGGCACATTAGCTGCTCTTGCTAATAAAGCTGGGGGAATGACTGGTCAGCTATTAGACAACATTTCTAACCATCCTGAAAAATATTCTGAAGATGTTGTTATTCTTTCTAAAGAATTAAAAACATTGGCTAATTCTGATGCTATGGCTTCTGGCGGTGGGCGTATTAACCAATACCTTGAAAAACAATTTGCTGGTATTTATGACCAATCTTTAAGTCCTCAAACTCTTGTTGGTGTGTTAAAAGACCGTCAAGACGATGCTATGAGAAACTTAAATCGTCGGTTAGGTGCTGATAAAGAAAATTTAAACAAAGAAGATTATTCTTTATTATTTTCTAAAAACTCTAATGAATATCTTAAAGAAGGCACTAAAAAAGCAGAAGAACAAAGAAAAGCCGAAGGAATTACTGAAGGCACAGGTAAAAAACCGATGCGTCCTATTAGTGCTTTTGGCGGTGGTCAAGGCGGTTCTTTTTCTTCTAATTTAGAATCTTTAAATGTTCCTAATCCGTTAGCTAAACCTTTGGTACGATAAAATGGCATTAGACTTTGATGTAGCAGGTGCTCGAAAAGAAGGCTACTCAGATGATGAGATAGCTGCTCATTTGTCTCAACAAACAGGGTTTGATAAAGACGCTGCTGAAAAAGAAGGATATACACCTAAACAAATTATTGACCATTTAGTTCCTTCAGCAGGTCGTCAACAAACGATTGAAGATACACGTTCTAAAGCTAAAGAATTATTTGGTCGTGACCCATCTAAAGCAGGTAAACTGAGTGTTGGTGATTATGTTACAAGAGCTGCTGCAGGGGCTGTCACTGGCGGTGCTATAGGAGGTACTATCGGTGCTTTTACAGGTCCTGGTGCTATTGTTACAGGCACTGTAGGGGCTATTGGAGGAGCTGTATCAGGTCTTCTTGAAGCAGGTGCGGAAGATTTAGGATTTGGAGAAGGCACACAGTTTGCTGCAGGTTTGATTAGTCCTGGTGCTGGTTTATCTACCAAAGTTGGTATGATGATTGAAAAGAAAGCAGCCGATTATGCGTCTAAGTATGCAGCTAAAGCTGTTCTTAAATCAATGGATATTCCTTTTGCTGGTCCTATTGTTAGAGGTACTAGTGAATTTTTAGAAAAAAGAAAACCTGCTGATTATAAAGCTGCTGCTCAAACTCTTGAAGAGGAAGCTAAAACATTAGGAGTTGGTTCTACTAAAAATATTGACGAAACTACTGCTGCTTTAAGACAAGCACACCCTGATGTCAACATTGTACCAGATAAAAATGTTTCTCATTCTTTGTACGAAGATGCTAAACAAGCTTATGACAATGTAGCTTTCCCTAAAGGCAAACAAGCAGAGACTTTTTTAAATTCTCCTGAGTTTAAATCTTTGCATGGTGATGTTGCGTCTCAAAAAGATGCTTATTCTTCTTTCTTTGCTAACAATAACGGAAATGCCCTTAAAGGCGATAAAGTAATTGAGAATCTTAAATTTAATAAAGACGCTACTGCTACAGAAACTCAGAATGCTCGTAAAGCATTTAATGATTATCTTGAAAGAACTACAGGTAAACGCTCTGAAGAGATTGCTCGTGGTGCTTTTGAGACAGAACGTGTTGCTTTAGCTAAAGACACTCTTCCTACTTTATTTGCTAATAATAGCGGTTCTGCTATTAAAGACCAGCTACAAAACTTAGGTAAAAATCCTGAAGGTATCCAAGTATTTAAACAAGAATTCTTAAATTACTTAAAAGGTACTACAGCAATAGAAGCTAAAAAAATGTGGGGCACTATAGGTCCTGAAGTTAAAAAGCAGATGAAACTTTCCGATAAAGTGTATAATAATATTACTGACATTATGAATGGTGCTCAGACTCCTCAAGATATTAGTCGTGCTATGAGATTGTTTATCGGTGCTACAACTGCTGGTGCTATTGCTAAAGAGAAGAACCTATGAAGATTTTAATTATTGACCCATCAGGCTGCGGTTGCGGTCTTTCCTTTGGACTACGAAGTCAAGAAGCTGGGCATGAAGTTAAGTTATTTTTACGTCATAACAAAGATGGCTCACGTGCTGAAGTAGGCGATGGTGGTCTAATTAAACGAGTTAGCTCGTGGGAAGACCACATGAAGTGGGCTGACTTAATCTTTGTTACAGATAACATTTATTATATTTATGGTCTAGAGCGTTATCGTGACCAAGGTTATCCCATCTTTGGTGCGAACCTAGAAGGTACTCGCTGGGAACAAGAGCGTGACTACGGTGAGAAGATTCTTAACAAGGCTGGTATTGAAACCATTCCTAGTCAAACCTTTGACAACTATGACGATGCTATTGCATACGTCAAAGAGAACCCACGTCGCTTTGTGTCTAAGCCTATTGGTGACGGAGACAAGACTTTATCCTATGTAGCTAAGTCTGCTGCTGACATGCTATACATGTTAACTCGCTGGAAGAAAAAGAACTCCTTTAAAGGTAAGTTTATTCTTCAAGAGTTCCGTCCAGGTATTGAGTTTGGTGTAGGTGGCTGGTTCGGTGCTGGTGGTTTTTCTAAGAACTTTTGTGAGTCCTGGGAACACAAGAAGCTCATGGATGGCGAACTTGGTGTTACTACTGGTGAGCAAGGTACTATTGTTCGCTACACCAAAGACTCTAAACTAGCTGACCAGATGCTTAAACCATTAGAAGACATGCTTCATGGTATTGGCTACACAGGCTACATTGACGTTAACTGTATTATTGATAAGAATGGTAAAGCATGGCCTTTAGAGTTTACTACTCGTCCAGGCTGGCCTTTGTTTAACATTCAGATGTCTTTGCACAAGGGTGACCCTGCTCAGTGGATGCTTGACATGATTGATGGTAAAGATACTTTAAAGACTTCAGACAAGATTGCTTGCGGTGTTGTTGTAACAATTCCTGACTATCCATTTAGCCATATTACTAAAAAGGAAAACTCTGGTTATCCTATCTGGGGCTTGACAATGGAAGATGCTATCAATGATGTACATCTTTGTGAAGTGCAGTGGGGCAAAGGTCCTGCAATGGTTGACGGAGAACTCAAAGAAAATGTCCCTATGTTTGTAACTGCTGGCGACTATGTCTGCACAGTAGTAGGACTAGGTGACTCTATTGAGAAAGCTCGTGAGTCAGTTTACGGCAAGATTAAAAAGAAAATTGAGATTCCTAACTCTATTGCTTATCGTACAGACATTGGTGAAAAAGTACAAAAGTGCTTAGATGACTTACAAGGCTGTGGTTATGCTACTGAAGTAGAGGACGGAAGATAATGGATTATAGCTTACTATTACAAGGATTAATGGGTCAGCAAAGCTCTACTCCTTCTGTAGGTGGCTATACTCCTTCTACTAATCCAATGGGAGATACTACAGGACAATCTACTTTAGAGCCTCAAAAAAATCTATTACAACAAGCTCAAGATATGTACCCTAAATTAAAAGGTTTAGACTATGGTTATGTTGAGTCCCAGCCTACTTCTAAAGATGATTTTAGAAAATTAGAACATTGGCAACCAGGAGACCCTGGAGATGAAAAGTTTAAAAGACCAGAAGGTGTCCCAGAAGATAAACATGTAATTCAAGTATTAGATAAAAATGTTAAACCTACTGATATAGCTGGTGACATTGTTTCTCATAATCTTGTTAATGATAAAGAAAACCACCCAGAATTGTATAAACTTAATAAACAATTTGAACAAACATTAAAGACCCCTGAAGCAAAGGCTTCTCTTCGTGAGTTTTATAGAGAAGACCATGAACGTGGTGATGACCGTCCTTACAAACAATGGTTAGAACAAACAGGTAAACCTACTTATCTTCGTGGTTATTTATTTAAACAATTTCCTGATTCTGAAATGAATAAACATTATTCTAAACAACAAAAACAAATTTTAGATAAAATGGATAATTATTTAAAGAGTGATAAATAATGGCTAATAGTTTACCTCCTATCCCACAAGATAAAATTAGTGAAGTACAAAGCTGGCGTGATTGGTTTCGTAACTTAGGAAACTACATACAGCAAGCACAAAATGGCAACATTATAACTCCTATTATTGCAGGCGGTACTGGAGCTAATAACGCTGCAGGAGCTAGACAAAACTTAGGTCTAGGTACTATTGCTGTACAAAACGCTGACAACGTAGCTATTACTGGGGGTACTCTTACTGGTGTAAGTGTATCAGGAACTATTGTACCTACTGGCGGCATTACTAGAACTATTACTACTGCTAAGTTAACTACAGGTGGTACTAACGGCAGCATGACTTTTACTAACGGTATTTTAACTGCATCAACTCAGGCAACATAATGAAAACTTCTGACAAAGGTATTGACCAAATTAAATCTTTTGAGGGCTTTAGAGCGATGCCCTATCAAGATATTGTAGGTAAGTGGACTGTAGGTTACGGTCACTTAATGGTAGCTGGTGATGGCTGTGTTGAAGGCTCTCCTATTACTATGGGACAGGCTACAGAGCTTTTGCGTAAAGACCTACACACTGCTGAAGAAGCTGTTAATGCTTGCGGTGTAGAACTAGAGCAAAACGAGTTTGATGCTCTTGTGTCCTTTGTGTACAACTTAGGTGTAGGTGCTTTCCAGCGTTCAACACTATTAAAGCTTATTAAGTCTGGCAATAAACTAGCTGCTTCAGGAGAGTTTCCTAAGTGGTCTATGGCAGGCGGTAAAGAAGTACCAGGTATTCTTAAACGCAGACATGCTGAGCAGGACTGCTTTCTTCATTCAACTTACGTAGGATAAATCATGCCATTAAAAACTGGAAGTTCTAAAAAGACTGTTTCTTCTAACATCAAAACTGAAATGGCTGCTGGTAAGCCACAAAAGCAAGCCGTAGCTATTGCTTTATCTAAAGCTAGTAAAGCTAAGATTAAAAGCAAAATTGCCACTAAAAAGAAAATGAAGTAATGAGACGTAAGCTTCCTGGAATGTTTCGTTCAAGGACTATGTGGTTCTCAGGACTACTGTTTTTGCTCGGAGCTATCTCAGATAATTCTTCATACATTCAAGATTTACTAGACCCTAAAGTCTATAGCGTATCTATGTTTGTTATAGGTATTGTTATTAGTTATCTTAGGGCCACAACCACTAAACCTTTGGAAGACAGATAATGTTTCCTTTATCGGTATTAACTTATGTCAAAATTGGAGTGGCTGCTTTACTTGTATGTGGTATTTTTTATAGCGGCTGGCATGTTGGGCATAATGATTATGTTGTGTTTAAAGCTGAAACAGAAGCTATTGCACAAAAGCAAATTGCAGAGAACGAAGCAAAGGTTAAAGAACAAGAAATAATTAATAAAGGTGCAGAACGTGAATACCAAGCTAATCTTAATAACATCCATAATTTTTATCAACGGATGCTCGACGACACCAATAGCGGTACAGTGTCCAGCCTTCCCAACCCCACCAGCCTCGCTGATGCAAAAGCCCAGTACATTCAACTTGCTTCCGCCTGTGCAGCCACTACGCAACAACTAGTGTCTATACAGGATTGGCTTAACGAACAAATAGCTTTAAAATGAACAAAGAACAATTATCAGCGTATGTCACCCTCCTCGCTACTGTCACTCTTACTCTTATCCTTCTTAGTATGGTTGGTGTTTTACTTGTGGGTCTTTTCAATCCAATAGTAGATAATACTAAAATCTTTGAAGCTATTACTCCTGCATTTCAAACCATTGTAGGTGGCTTCATTGGTCTTATCACTGGTATTAAAATAGGGAACGACGAATAATGGCAACTAAACCAGGGCTATACGCCAACATCGCAGCAAAGAAAAAACGTATCAAAGAAGGCTCAGGCGAGAAGATGCGTAAAGTAGGTAGCAAAGGTGCTCCTACTGCTAAAGCTTTTAAAGAATCTGCTAAGACTGCAAAAAAGAAATAAGTCAAGACGGCACGAGGGCATGCTTAACCTAGTTGTTTTCCGTCTTTCCAGCTAGGGTATCAACGAATTGGCAGACGAGAAGCTACCCCCTCACCTACAATAAAAAAGGGACTCCGAAGAGTCCCTGTCAAGTACAACTACCGAAAAACTATTCTGGATTGCCTTCAGGCTGTAACTCTCTAAACATAGAGACAGTTTGTAGCTCTAACAACTTATCATTAATAGGACGAAGCATTTTTGCTATGTCTTTCCACAAGACCACAAATTGCACTGGGTCCATAGAGTCAAAGTCGGTAGCAGCTTCCATACAACGCTTCATAATCAACGGCTGAACTTCATCAGCCATGTTGAGCACTTCATTCAAGCGTTTCATTCCTAACATAAAATCTTGTTTTTCAATCATATCTTTCTCCATCCTTTGTGTTGTTTACGTTTTTTATTGTTTGCTACATCATTAAGATGTGACGCACAATACCCTTCATATTTTCTACATAAATCGACTGCTTTACCTGTAAAGACACCATGTATAGGGTGTGTCCACGTATAAACAGGAGCGTTATTGTATTGCACTTTTCCAGTTGCTTTACCTGCTTTTGACTTTAAATGTTTATAATTCTCACCATGTAAAGCACGTAACACCTTATCTCCTTGTTTACCTGCTAATTTGGATAATTCTATAATTAATTTACTTTTTATAGCCCATCCTTCTAAACCTATTGCTGCAAGCCAGTCTTCTTTTTTTCGATAAGTACACCACAAAATCCAATGAGCTTCGGCGTGTTCTAAAGGAGTAAGCAAAGCAATATTCTTACTGTCATTAGTACCTCCTAAATGCTTAGGGATAATGTGGTGTTTATGTATCATTTTATAGGACAAGCTCCAGAAGCGCATTCGTCTCCGCCATCAAACTCAACTTCGTTAATATTTGTAATAATAGTAGTTGATGCTACTAAATCATCATATTGTTCTTTAGTAATTTGTTCGAGAGGAGCCTGAGCAAAGCCATGCTCATTGTGAAGCAAGAACGAAAGTGACTTATGATTGTTCTTGTAATTCTTAGCCAAGTATTTCTTAATCTCTGGCAACTCTTCCTTACGATAATACACAGTGCAGCTAACGCTATTGTCTGACCAGTTTTCTTGCAACCATTTAACAGTCTCTAGTTGGTCAATAGCAGTCATCTCAGCAGCAATCTTTGTGCCTTCAGGATAAGCAAATGGGAAAGATACTACCATTGTGCTATGGTCATCAGTGCCGTCAAAGTTACGCTGGAACTCTACAGGGTATCCATGCTCACGACAGACTTGCACTAAGCTGTGGTCTGCAGCAATACGGATACGACGAATCATGTAGTGGCTGTAAGCAGGATGGCAACCAGAAGTCACACCTGGTAACAAAGATAAAGTGCCTGAAGGTTTAACTGTAGTCAACTTAATGGACTCAGGGAAACCATGCTTAGCAGAATACTCTTTGTCAAACTTACGTAACTCTACATAAGCATCGTTTAACCAAGAACGCTGCTCATCAGAAGCTTGTAGTACACCAGTAACCCCAATACCCATACGCATGTTCTTGTGTACGATATCGGCTGTTTCCTGCAGATGACAAGGCAGAGACAAGCTATGCTTATTAATACGATATAGTAAAGTACAGATGTCAATGAATTCTTCCTTAGAGGTTACGTTAGACAAATAAACTTCAGCTAAACAACATGTTTCGTAAGCAGCCAATGATTGTTCAGCACAAGGATTGTAACCCATAACGTCAGGGTCAGGATAGTTAGTATCACCAAGGCGACCAATTTTTCTACTAAGTCTAAGATTAATAAGACCGTACGGCTCGCCTTTGCCTTCGTAGCCATCCCAGAAATACTCGTGCAAATCTTTAATGTCATTACACACAACACTATTGTTAGACATAGCTCTCCAACTAGGGATATTGCCCATGTCCCAACGCTTTGCCAAAAGATATTCAACATCGTCTGCATCTCCAATCGCAATCTGTGCTGAGCGACGTACGTTACCTGCTACGACGATTGCACCAATAATATTCATGATGTCCAAGCAATCAATAGGACGAAGCTTCTTGCCTGCACGTTTCTCAAGGATAGTACTTACCTTGGCGATTCCATCACATAAGTCTTCAGGACCTGATGCAGTGCCCCCAAAGCCCTTAATAGCAGCCCCACGACCACGAACAAGCACAGTGCTATAGGTAAAGGTAGGATTCTTATCACTTAAGAACGCTGCCTTGAGCGTTTTGCCAAGGAGACTGACCCAGCCTTCCCTCGAATCAGGAACAATAAAGTCTGCATCAGCAGTATCCAAACGAGTAGGGGCGGTAAAATTAATATTGACTTCAGGAAGTTTTTCAACGTTTTTCCTTTGAATGTTATAACCAACGCCTGAACCTAACATAAGTAAGTCCATAGCCCAAGTGAAAGGACGTACAGGGTCATCAATAACAGTGAACGCACAGTTCTGTAATGAAGCAAGACCTAGCTTGCCTACAGTGTCTGTACCCATCTGCCATAAGAAGCGACCTGCTACAGTGCCTTTTAATTCCATTAAATACTTACGAAGACGCTCTTGCTCTTTCGCTGTAAAGTTACAACCTAACTGCTCATTTGCTGCTTTGATTACACGCTCAACGGTATCAGTAAACTCTTCTGTCTTGCTGTTGATGTCTGCCTCGTCTAAACGACGTGCATAAGTTCTTTTATAGGTAATATATCCTACGGTGCTAAAAGGGGTGTTGTACATTTATATCCTTAATGTCTTGTGTTTTTCTTATACTTTTCTACCATCATTGCATCTGCCATTTTATAACAAAACTCTGCCATAAAATTACAATATTCATCATCATCGCTGGCAGGCACACCTGCTGCTGAGATTGCTCCTGAAAGCACTGACGTAGCGAAGAAGTCTCGCAAGCCAGGTATCTCGTCTTTTATGGGAGGTCCCATATCGTGTAATGGTTTTTTTTCACTCATCATCGTCCTTTAGTAGTTGTTCTAATACATCTGCTTTTTCTTCTATTACATCTAAGAATCTTTCACAGATATCCTCGGTAGTTAAACCAAGAATATCTGTGACATCCATCTCATCTAACTGCTTAAGACGATATATTATATCAGTTAGTGTCAAACTCATCAATCATCCTTTGAATGTACCATACAGCTTTTTTTAAATCTTCAGTTCCATTCTTGTGTTTCCAACGCCAGAGATACTTGATTGCATTACCTGTGCACATTGCTTCCATGCCATCAAGATGTTTTACTACTTCAGCAATAGCTTCAATACATTCAATGTTACCTTGAGTGTAGTGACTTGGAGAATTTACCATGTCTTTAAATTCTACTCCTTCAGGAATTGAAGCATAGGAGTTTGGAGGATAGTAAGAGTCAGCAGGTCCTGCTCCATAGATAGTTTCGTATTTACTTTTATTATTTTCCATTTTTAATAGCATGCAGTCTTGACAAAAAGTATGATAAATCCTCTTATGATAAAGGCATTCATTCATTAAACAATCCTTTTTATTTCAACAGACTGTTTGAGAGACTTAGTGCCTTGACTCCACGTACCGCAATCTTTGCACTGATAACGTTGATACGTTGAAGTAGTTGTGACTGCTGTGCCTCTTTTGTGTAGCTTAGTCGAAGCACAGGTAGGGCACACATGACCATCAGCGTATAAATTGTAATTAGGATGATGTTTAATCCAAGGAAGAATACGATGATACACATTCTCAAGCAAAGTAACGTCTTGTTTATTGTACTTCTCCATAATTTTCCAAGACTCATCATCACCTTCCATACATTTAGTCCAAAGCTCCATACCAGCATGAGCAGTCTTTTTACCTAATCCTAATCGCTGAGCAACGTAGTCCAATTTGTTGCTAGGAAAACGAAACTGGCTACGAGCAACACGCAGTAAATCAATCTGTTTATAAGGCGATGGTGGAGTAAAACTATGTAATAAGAATTCCTTGTTAAGAGTAGGAATGTCAAACTTAGTACCATTATAATGAATGACTGCGTCTGCATCATTGAGGAGGTCATAGATTCCCTTCAGCATCTTCTTAGGTTTTGAGTTGTGTACAGAATCAAACATGATTTCTTTTTCACCGAGCCACTTAGCAGCCCAACAAAGAATCTCTGATGAATCGATGATATGATTAGGGGAAATGTTTTGGTCCCAAATACCCCACACATACGCAGTCATAGGACTTGTTTCGATGTCGAGGAGTAAAATTTTCATTTAGTTTTACCTGTCTTTTTAGATTTGACAGGAAACTCAGGTAAGCCTTTTTCTTTCCAAAACTTATCAGCATCTTCTTTATCGGCTTTTTTAGTTAAACCATCAAGCATCTGCTGACGTAATTGCTTCATTTCGTCTGTTGCATATTCATTAAGCTGAAATACTTGGCAGAAAGTATCCATCAAAGCTTCGCAGTGTAAATCAAAACTATTCTTGACTGCTTCTAAATGATTCCATACTTGGTCTTCATTCATTCTTTCAGGATGGTCCATCATACGCCAAATTACTTTATCGAGATGGTCTTTAACAGCCCAGACATTCATAATGTCATTTTCTAAATCAAATCTGTTTTTCATTTGCTTTCCTCACTAGGTCAATAAAGTGTTCTAAATCTACTATTGCTAAAGGCTTACTTCTGTTCTGTTTGATTACTACTAAAGGCTCTGCACTACCATGTGTTGTTGCTTGCTCGTAAAACTTATAGACTGCTATCTTTGCTAAGTTCTTACATTCAATTCCATAAGGAAAACTTTTTAAGCCAGCTTCTGATAGCTGCACGTCTTCTCCGCCTGCCCCCATCGATGTTGACCTCACATCCCTTTCCCCCAAGTTCGGAAAGTGCTTTAAGATGGTGTCCCTCACTAGCTGTTGCAACAGTCGGCCTTTTTGCTTTGCTGAACTGGTTTTCATTTTTCCATCCTAGCGGAACAGGTTCGACAGGGGTGTCAGGATTGTAGACATTTTCAAGGACATTCCAAAGAGATTCCTTTTTAGCGAAATTTGTAAATAATCCGATTTCGTGTCCATGAGCTTCGATTTCCCAAGGCAGTTGGTAATAGTCCACTGCATCACTGTCGAAGGGTTCACCTTGCCATTGCGTCTGCTCTTCATTTAATTCCTCGTATGCGTACTGCTTGACATGAACAAATTCATGTGCAAGTGTTTTTAAAATCTCTTTACCTGTGATGTAGGGATGAAGTTCAATTAAGAACTCTCTTGCTGCACCTTTGCTATTTCTTTTCTCGACGCTAGTGTATCCAAAAGCATCCAAATGCTTACTAAACTTAACAGACACAACGATATGTCTGAGGAGCTGTTTAGGGAATAACTGCTCAGCATAGAATTGAGAAGCTCGTTGAACATATTCGTTGAACCTTTCGTCAGGATGACCGTGATTGCTTAGTAGTAAAATCATTTATAACCCTTCGGTGGGAGGTTGCCAGAGCTGGTTGGCTTCTCTTCTAAGCCATAGCAGTCGGCAGTTTTCAATGACTCGTTCTTCTGAGCCACCGTATGCTTCGACACAAGCAGAATACATGTCTGCTGCACTTTCACAGTGGGCGAGGATTTTGTCAGCCTTAACAGGGCCGATGCCTTTGAGACCAATGATGTTATCAACTCTGTCACCTGTTAGTACCTGCCTATAAAAATTAAGAAGTGCTTCTTCGTCTGTTACAAACGTCATTTCTTTTTTGACAAAGTTCCAGTGATTACCACGAAGCTGTAAAAAATCTTTGTCAATACTTGCAATAATACTTTCGTAATTTCGTGCTGTATGCTCTATCGCAATCTCATCATCTGCTTCTTGCCCGACGGAGACTTTGAAGTCCCAAGCCGAGATAAGATAATCTCGAATAAGCTGGAGGTGCTTAGGCTTAGGAGCTGTGCGATTTCCTTTATACGGAGCAGTTCTTGCGATGTCATAACGGAAATTATCTTTGCCAGTTAAATAGCCCTGGTAGGTCTCAGCTTCGAGGTCCTCCCAGAGCATAGTTTCTACAAATGTTGCAACCCTAGAGATGACAATTTTTTCGTTCTCCTCTTCAGTAGAAAAACCGATTCGGTATCCGATAATATCGCCATCAATAAGGATGTGTGCCATTAAAGTACGTCGTCCAATTCTTCAACGTTAGCACCTTTGTATTCAATCAGATTAGTGATTGTCAACTTCTTCAAAGATGGGCTAACACCTTTTTTGCCACGATAGTTCCATTCATAAGAAGACACGATTGCTGTACATTTACTGCCGTTAGCAATCTTCTTATCTGCAGAGATAGCTTCACCATCAGGAGTAAACGCATCAATCTTGTAGTTGCTCTTACAAGTAATGTATTTGCCTTCTGCTGCACGCTTCTCTTCGTTTGTACGAACTGTGATACCTAGCTCTTCTAATGCTGCTGCTGCCTTATCTGAAAGGTTAGACAAGTTGATGGTATATTGCTCTTTGTCCGAAGTTGGGTTCGGAGTCTGTGTGCAAGCCCAAAACACGTCTGCCTGTACTGCTACTGATTTACCTGTACTCATAATTTTGATTCCTTTAATTTAGTTAAACTGCGAACTACTATTATACCACATTTAGTGGCTGCCTGCCCAGTTTTGTGCAACACCATATTCAGCCCCGACTGGACAACGGAACTTCAATATCTCGCCTGCTTCTGCAGCAGAGTGAACGACCACTTTACCTACTCTGTCCCCATATTCTGCTGGGGTCTCAATCTGTACCTCGTCGTGAATCCATGCTACCAGCTTGTAAGGAATCTTTTCTGCTCGGAGGTTCTTTTTGATTTGAACAAGCCACTGTTTCGCAATGATTGCCCCTGCACTTTGTAGGAGTGTATTGAGCGACGAATGGGCTGACCGAACCGTAAGTTGATAGCCACAAAGCCCAGGTAACCTTCCCTTTTCAGCAAGTCGTTCAACCTTGGCTTTAAGCCTTTCGTACGATGGCACTGCTTTACAGAAATTACTGATAATCTTGGCTCCGTCTTTTTGACTACAACCAATAACTTTAGCAATCTTGGCTGAGGATGCTCCGTACAAAGTCGCATACAAGACAGTCTTCGCAAGGTCTCTCGATTCAACCCCAAATGCCTGCTGATTTCTAGCGTGGACATCACCGTTGACTGTTTCATTTATGTATTCCTTATCATCCAAGTAATGAGCAAAGCATCGAAGTTCAATACCACTAAGGTCGACACCCACCAAAACGTTTCCATCTTCAACCGTCCAGCACGACCTAAACTCTTTTCCAAGTGTTGCCCTAGTCGCAGGGACTTGTGCCATATTAGGGCTAGAATGAGTAGCTCTACCAGTGACAGCACCAAAACCAATAACTTTACCATGTACTCTCCCATCCTCTCCTAGTTTTTCTAACCATGAATCTAACTGTGATGCTCTCTTTTGCAACATTAAATATCGTGCGATAGGTTTCGCTTCAGGTATATCCAAGGTTTCAAGAGTCGTTTCATCGACAATGACTTGACCCTTCTCGGTAGTCTTTTCAGGCTTCCATCCCTTCGATATAAGACGCTTCGCAATCTGCTGTCTACTGCCGACGTTAAAGACCTCCACGTCATCCTTAAGTTTTTTGCCAGTCTTTTCCGATACACGCTCCGTAACAATCGGAGGGAAGATGTCCTGTAACGATTCCTCGATACTCGCCATCTCTGTCTTAATCTCACAGAGCAGCGTCTGTGCATAAGGTATGTCGAGCTTGAATCCATTACGTTCCATCTCCGATAAGATTACTTGAACATCATATTCTAATTGGATTGCTTCATCGCTAATCTTGTTCTTGTCCAGCTCTTGCCATAACACATCATATACTTTACTCGTCAACTCTACGTCACGAATACAGTAAGTAATCATGTCCTCTGTTAAGCCACCGTCAAAGTCGCTGAACTCAATCTTTTCAAAGCCTAATGTTTTGCCCCAAGCATCTAATGAATGACCGCCATCACGACTAGAGTCGCTAAGCCTAGAAAGCAGGAGAGTATCAGCGCACTGGGTAGCCCTGATTTTAGTGTTCCAAACACGATTAAGAACAGGGGCATCAAAGGCGATAAGATTATGACCCACAATGGTATCTGCATTTCTAAGATATTCATTTAAACCTTCCTTGTCTTTCCAGACTTTAATTTCTCCAGTTTCTCTATGCAAAGTAACCACGCACCAGATTGTATCGTGTGCTAAGTTAGTTTCAATATCGAGAACTAAAGTCTTCATTAAATCTGTGTGCAGGTTACGATTGTACCGATTGTTGTGCAAACCAACATTGTACCATCAGGCATAACGACAGTGGTGCTTGTCTGTGCCTGTGCTGTAACTGCAACACACAGTAATAACATTGTTATAACATTTCTCATTTTCTTCTCCATCTTCTGTTACATATCTTTTGTACATCAATAGGGTCTGCTTTTGTTACTTCTTCACAAGCATAAACAGAATCTTTTATATTATACTGTACTGTAGTTTGTATAATATTTATTGTAAAGATAATTCCAAGGATTGTAAAGGCAATCTGAAAGAATCTCACTTCTTTTCTTTCTCAGCAGGTTTCTTTTTGAAGATAGCATCCCAGTTATCCTCGAACTTTTTTCTGTCAGGGATTGGTCTTGGCTTATCTCCTTTACCTCCGTCCATCTTACTCATACTTTGTTCCTTTCAACTCCATCATACCAATCTTTTAAATATTCAATCAATGCTTCCTTGTTTTCACCAATCATATTAAGTTTTCCATTGCAGGTAACAACTTGCACTTTAGATATGTTTGTATCGTCTCCTTGTGAATAGCCTGTAATTAAGAGAACAGTATGGTATTTAGCCAAAGACATCAATAGAATCTTTTGCCCTAGCTTCATCTGTTCACCTTCACGCTTCCACTCACCGAAGATAAACTTACCCTTACGTTCCACAATCATGTCAATGTTGCTAGGCATAAAGAAAGGATTGCTCGGAATCATCCCACGAAGAAAACCAAAGTCTACATGAGAAGCGTTCTCATTACGCATTGCTGGTGTCATTTCTCTTGTACCTTTAAAAATTTAAAAGTTAAACCAAAACACTTGTAAACATTGGTATAACCATTTCTTTCGCTAAACAATGGCTGATAATGCTTTGTTTGTTTGACCC